ACTCATCAGACTATAGTTACAATTTCTTTGAGGTTACTGCTTATAGAAATACAAACCCAGCAGAGGTTGAGTTTGATATTTCACCATATGCAACAAACGCTGGCGTTGCTAAGACCAATCAAAACTCATTTGCTTTCCTAGTAAATAGAAACAATTATCCAGTATTTGATGTAGAGCAAACAGCACTATCTTTTATTGCTGGTGAAAAGGTATTTACTAAGAGTGGAAATACTTACACAGAAAGAGATCTTGTAATTGCAGATAATCTTAATGACTCTATTAAGGTATATGGAACATATACCCTGGAGAAAAATGATGTTATTATTGGTAAGGATTCTGGAACGATAGCAACCATTGAATCTATTGAAGAAAATAAGGGTGTATTCAGAGTTAACTATGCTCTAGAAACAAACTATGGTTGGGCAAACAATACTGGCAAGTTGAGCGAAGACTATCAGGTTCTTCCTGATAACGATTACTACCAAAATCTTTCATATACCATTAAGAGCCCTATTGAATATGAAGATTGGGTAAATCCAGTCAATAGACTTTTACACTCATCTGGTCTTAAAAACTTTGCTGATACTGGAATTACCAGTGAAGGAAAAGTTTCTGCCGCTTCAACTTCATCAACAAGTACAGCACTCGTTGACCTAATCAATGTTAATATTGATGGAAGTTTGATGAGAGTTGATGCAATCAATTCCTTTGACTTTGGTATTGATGTAGACGTTACTTCTGACAAGTCCAAATTTGTCAAAATACAGAATAGAAAGTTAAGTGACTACATTGAATGTAGAACAAATAGAGTACTGACAATAGACAATTTCAATAGTCAGTTCTCCAACTCAGATGATGCTAATACCACTCTCTATAAGGATATTGATAGCTTTATTGCTAATGATGGATACAGCAGATATCTTGTACAAATACTAAATCCAAACAATAGCAATAGACAAGCTACAGAAATTATTATTCTGAATACCCCAGATGATGATTTAATCACAGTTGAGAAAAGTTCACTTCACAATACTAATGATAGTCTGGCAGACCTTGAGGCAATTACAGATTCGTTCGGAAATGTTAGCCTAAGATTTACTCCAGATGACCCATACAATTCTGATTATGATATCAAGTATCTGAAAAATAATTTCAATACAACTCTCACTGGTATTGCTACTCAGTCAGTAGGTTTCATCGATTTAGTTGGAACCAATATAATGATGACTTCTGGCATTACATCATCAATCTATGAGAGAAATGCAGATACTACTGAGTCTATCTTTGCTGTAGTTGAACTGACAAATAGTTCAACCAAGGAAAAAACAGTTGTCGATATGTTTATCGATCATGATGGAACAGACACATATAAGTCTGACTTCTTCTTTGATAACTCTTCTACTTCACAAATTTCCAATAACTTCATTGGAACCTTTACAAGTAATATAAGTTCTGGTGTTCTCTCGATTAGTTTTGAAAATACTGAAGCATCTGATGTATTGGTAAGAAGTAGAATAGTTGGTTTTGGTACAACTTCCATTGGTATCGGAACGCACATATTTAAGGCATCTGGTCAACCAGATGATTCTGTAAAAGAAGGTAGACTTGAGTCCAACTATTCGATATTCTCTGGAACTGGAATTTCTACAGTATTGACGTATTCGAAGTTTGATGTAACAACAGTTAAGTCAACTGCCAAGGTTTCTTATGGAAATACCTCAGCGTTGCATCAGGTTCTGTTCAACCACAACAATACTGATGCTTATGCTGTACAATATCCATTCCTCTCAATTGGTAGTACAACTGGTATTGGTACATTTGGTTCCGAAATTTCTGGAGATAACTTCATCTTAGTATTCTATCCAGATACTAATATCAATAGCGACATCACAGTTCAACTTTATAATGAAATTATACAAACTGATAAGGATTTGAATAATATTCCTGCGGTTCTTTCTTATGGAACAATAAATGAAAAACTAATAACTTCTCAGTTCGACTCTATCAATGGAGATAGAACTAATAAGTTTGACTTTGATCTCAACCACAATGGAACTCCTATTTTTGAGAAGCAGTTCAACCCAGGCATTTCAACTATTGTAAACCTTGGAACTGGTGTGTTCTCAATTCCAAATCACTTCTTCAGCACTGGAGAGAGACTGATCTATTCACCAAGATCAACATTTGTCGGGTCTTCTTATACATCAATGGTGATGTCTGATACCAATATCCTCCCATCTGAAGTATATGCCATCAAGATCAATAATGATGAGTTCAAGTTAGCAACAAGTCAAGCAAATGCTAATGCTGGAACTGCTGTAACATTCAGTTCTGCTGGTAGTGGTAATGGTCACACCATTGAAATGTTTAAGAAACTAGAGAAATCTCTCATCACCATTGATGGTGTAAACAGAGCTCCTCTAGCATATACTCCAGTCAATCACACTCTGAGTGACAATGGTGGTTCTATCTCAGTTGGAGCAACATATTTTGGTATTTCTGGTATCTCTTCTATTCTCCCAGGTGATGTTCTTAAGATTAATGATGAGTACTTGAAGGTTGATGCTGTTGGTCTTGGAACAACAACTATCGGTCCTATCACTGGAACAGGTTCATTCAATGTTATTAAGAGTGAAAGAGGTTTTGTTGGAACTTTAGCAACAACTCATACTGATGGTACAAGTGTTAGACTTTATCAAGGTTCCTTTAACATTACAAGAAGTCAAATTCACTTTACTGAAGCACCTAGAGGAAATACTCAAGAGTTGGTTGATGAAAGCAATATCCCTTACACCAAGTCAAGTTTTGGTGGAAGAGTATATCTAAGACAAGACTATTCAACAAACCAGATTTATGATAATGTCAGCAGACAATTTACTGGAATTGGTGCCACCTATACATTAACAGTTGGTGGAGCAAATACTACAGGAATTGAAACTGGTAGTGGAGTAGTCTTTATTAACAATATATTCCAAACTCCAACAACAACTAATAACTCTGGAGGAAACTACACATTTATTGAGAACGCTGGTATTTCTAGCGTCGTGTTCAGTGGAGTTAACAATGCTTCCTTTATTTCAGAGTATGATGTAAACCAAAACCTGTTACCAAGAGGAGGTTTGATTGTTTCACTTGGTTCTACACAGGGTCTAGGTTTCGCTCCTTTAGTTGGAGCTTCTGTAACAGCATTTGTATCTGGTGGTGTTATTCAGTCTGTTGGTCTTGGTTCTACTGATATTATTGGTTCTGGTTATAGAGGAACTGTTTCTATCGGTGTAACGGATCCAAACCATTCTGGTTCATCAGCATCCATTACAGCATCTGTTGGTGCTGGTGGAACCCTTTCATTCACGATTGTTGATGGTGGAACTGGATATAGTTCCAATCCTACCATCACAATTCCAGAACCATCATATGAAAACCTAGAAATTTCTGGTGTTTCTCGTCTTGGTATTGGAGCAACGACTGATACTGGAAGTGGTCTACTCATCAGTGTTGAGGTTGGAGCTGCCGTAACTAACGTTGGTATAGGTTCTACTCTGTTTGAAGTAACAGGGTTCAAAATTACCAGACCTGGATGGGGATTCAGAATAGGAGATAAGTTCAAACCAGTTGGATTAGTAACTGCTAGAGATCTTTCCTCACCAGTAAATGATTTTGAACTTGAAGTTATTGATGTATTTAATGATAACTTTGCTGCTTGGCAGTTTGGACAATTTGACTATATTGACTCTATTTCAGAACTACAGGATGGTGTTAGAACAAGATTCCCACTTTATTATAATGGAGAACTTCTGAGTTTTGAAATTGATAGAAACAACCAAGACTCTGCTGCTATTGACCTTGAATCACTACTCCTCATCTATGTGAATGGTGTACTACAAAACCCAGGCGAGCACTACAACTTTATTGGTGGAACATCAATCGTATTCACTTCAGCACCAACTATTAATGATAATATTGATATTTTCTTCTACATGGGAACAAGAGACACTGATAGTGTCAGCGTAAACATCAATGAAACTATCAAAGTTGGTGATATTATTCAACTTGAAAAGACCCAGAATAGTCTATCACAAGATCCAAGAACAATCTACAATATCAGTGCATCTGATAAAGTAGAAACAAACATTTATGGTGGTCTTGGTATTGATGATACAAACTACAAACCATTCAGTTGGATAAAGCAAAAAATTGATAAAAATATTGGTGGAGAACTTGTCTATAAGTCCAGAGATTCTATTGAGTCTCTTGTCTATCCAACGGCAAGAATTATCGGTGATCTTTCAACATCAGATACAGAAATTTTTGTCGATGACGCACAATTCTTCAACTATGAAGAAAACGAATCTGCCATCACTATTGCTACGGTAAATGGTCTTATTGTCAATACAACTTCAGATCCAGTTTCTGCTGCAATAACCGCAGTAGTATCAGCTGCTGGAACCATTAGTTCTTTCACCATTACTGATGGTGGTTCTGGATACGTCGGTGCATCAACTGATATCAAGATTTCTGCACCTAAAGCAGTTGGAGTTGGTGTTGGTACAACCGCTACAGCAACAGCAAATATTACAAATGGTTCTATTTCATCTGTAACTATTGTAAATGCTGGTTTTGGTTATACTCATACAGCACCTCCACAAGTCTTGACTTCATTACCAAATGTCTCTGTAGAAAATATTACTGGAATCAGTGCTGTTGCTGGATTTGCTGGAACTATTACTGGAATTGGAACTGCGGTTGGAACTGGAGGAAATGCACTAGCATTAGAATTCACTCTACACGCAACATCATTTACTGGACTTCAAGAAGGATATCCAATCTATGTCTTTAACACAAGTATTGGTTCTGGAGTAACATCCATCAATGGTTCAGATTCCTCTATAGTTGGTATTGGAACATCATTCCTTGATAACGTTTATATTATTAACTCTTTCCATTCATCTTCAACCACTGGTGTTGCTACCTGCAATATCCTCTCAACAACATCTACTATCGGACTTTCTACATCTGGTGGTAGTGCAACTGATCCACGCGGATACTTCTCTTGGGGTAGACTTTCTGGTTTCAGCAGAGGATCTTCACCAGTATCAATAGGTGTAACTGGTCTAACAATTGACTCTGGACTATCAACATTCCCATCTATTCAAAGACGTGGATATGGTTTAAGAGATAGTGGAGCACTGAGGAAGGATCTAGGATAGTTATAAATATAGAAAAAAGCTATTACGATGGCGGCAATTGTAACAGATCAGTTTAGAATATTAAATGCGGGAAATTTTGTAGATTCCGTCACTAATTCTTCTAACTCATATTATGTCTTCGTAGGTCTTTCGGATCCAGCAGTAGTTGGATTCGGAAGAACAACAGTTTGGGATACCAATACACCATCTCCAGTAGATAATTTTGATTATCAAAATTTTATTGGTGATAATATGTCCTTTGGTAAGAGGGTAACTTCTGCCAATGTTAGAAGACTTATTAGAAGAATTGATTGGACGAGGGGAACGAAATATGAAATGTATCGTCATGATTATAGTTTGACGAATCTTTCTCCAATTACAAAGTCATCAAGACTTTATAATTCGAACTACTATGTGATGAATAGTGAGTATAAAGTTTATATTTGTATTGACAATGGTTCTTCTGGAATCAATACTACTGGAAATGCATCACTCGACGAACCAACATTCACAGATTTAGAGCCATCTAAAGCTGGTGTAAGTGGAGATGGATATCAATGGAAGTATCTGTACACAGTTTCCCCAAGTGATATTATTAAGTTTGATTCAACAGAATACATTTCACTGCCAAGTGACTGGGAAACATCGACGAATTCTCAAATTTCCGCAGTTAGATCTAATGGAGACTCGGAAACAAACGAAAACCAGATAAAAAAAGTCTATATTGATCGTCAAGGACTTGGATATTCCCAAGGTTCTCATGAGTTAAACATACTTGGTGATGGAACAGGTGCAAAGGTTATTGTTGATGTGGACTCCAATGGAAAGATAACGAATAGCGTTGTTTCTTCTGGTGGTAAGAACTACACATATGGTATGGTTGATCTTGGATCTATTAACTCAAGTTCATCAACCAAAGCTAGACTTGTTCCTATCATACCACCTTCAAAGGGTCATGGATATGATCTTTACAAGGAACTTGGTGCTGATAAAGTTTTAGTCTATGCTCGTTTTGATGACTCTACAAGAGACTTCCCAACAGATGTTACATTTGCACAGATTGGAATCGTAAAGAACCCAACTTCTATCGGTTCAACCTCTGTATTTACTGAAAACCAGTTCTCATCTCTTGGTGCTATCAAGTTTTCTTCTGTAACTGGAACTGTTTCTGCTGGAACTAGAATCAGTCAGTCAGTGACTGGTGGAACAGCAAAAGGTTTTGTTGCCTCTTATGACACAGAAACTAAAGTCTTAAAGTATTATCAAGATAGAAACTCATTCTTAAACCAGACTTTCTTTGATACTACAGATTATGTTGGAGTTTCAACTAACGCAAAACTATATGATTTTGAATCAAGTGCAAATGCGGTTACATCAACTGGTGGTTTCTCTGGTTCAAT